GACAGCACCCGATCCGGCGGGGGCGGTGAGATCGGCGGACGGGCCGATCAAAGGCCGCGCCACCCGCATGTCCAGCCTGGCCGCCGGGATCATCACCGACCTCGCCGACATCCCCGGCGCACCGCCTACCAGCGCACCCGTCAACGTGGATGTACCGTATGCGTCGCAATCCGCCGGCGTCCTCAACTGCACCATGGGCAACTGGCAGCAAACGCCGACCAGCTACGCCTATGCCTGGACGATCGACGGGGCGGCGGCGGGCACGGCGGCCGACTACGCGGTGCAAGCCGCTGATGTCGGCAAGACGGCGACATGCATCGTCACCGCCACCAACGCCGTTGGATCTACGGCCGCACCTGCCAGCAACCCGGTGATCATCGCCGATCCGGCGGGCGCGACCCGCACAAGGAGATAACGACATGGCCAGCCAACACGACGACAAGAACCACGACAAGGACGACCGGGCACGGGCACATGCTGCCGAGGAGGCCCAGGCCGCGGCGAAGGCGCAGGCGGCAAAGGACGAGGCCAAGCCGCGGGCACGGGCAACGCACGACACGGCCGCCGCAACCGCCGCCAAGGAGGAGAACGACAAGGCCCGCGCGAACGATAGCGTCGGCGCCCAGGTCGTCCTCGATCCGGCATCGGATGCAGCACTCGCCGCACGCGGCGGGGCGGCGGGCACGATCGAGGACAACACGGCGATACGCAACGCCGCCCTGCCCAGGATCATCGGCCTGTCGCATGACACGGTCGGCGGCACGGTTACAGGCAAGAAGGACGCGCCCAAACTCCACCGCCCGGTGCCATGGTATGAGCCGCCCGCGAGCGGACAGACGCCTGCGGAGGTGCGCGCGGAGGCTCTCGCGCAGATCGTCTCGCCGTAATGGCAAGCGTCACCCAGATCGCCGAGCGGGTGCTTCGGCGACTGGGTGTCGTCGTGGTGCCCGCCGCTGACCGGCCCGCGCTCAATACGCAGGTGTCCACGGCCACGATCGCGACCAACGCCCTGATCGAGCTGGGCGTCATCGCCACAGGGGCCGCGCCGCTCTCGCAGGCGGTGGTGGTGACGACGGACGCCATCGCCACGCTGGCGCTGGTCAAGCTGGGGGTGATCGCCTCCGACGAAACGCCGCTGACGGCCGACATGACGCTCGCACAGGCGGCCGTGGCGGCGGTGCATGCCAACCTGGTGGCGCAGGGGCATGTCGATTGGGTGGCAACCGCCATCACCAACGCGGTGTCCGAGGAGTATGCGGGCCTCGTCGCCATGCACCTCGCACCCGCTTTCGGCAAGGCCGCCGACCTACAGACCGTAGCGGTCATGGAGGGCCGCATCGCCACCGTGGCGCGGATGATCCGGGCGCAGAACCTGGCGCTGTCCAAGGTCAACCAGGTCCAAGCCGGGCTGATCAGCCAAGGGCTCGTGAACTACGAGAGCATCAGCGTGCCGGTGGCCGTCTCCGAGGCATACACGCGCCTGACCGCGCTGATGCTGGCGTCGTCCTTCGGCAAGGCCGCCGACCCGAAGGAAGTCGCGTTCTACGAGGAACGGGTCAAGCGCGCGGCGCGGATCGCACGGGCACCGGAGGACGCCGAGGAGGCGGTGATGTCGGTGCATGACTCCATGGTGGCGCGGGGATTGGCGCGCTGGACCGTGTTCGATATCCCGGCGGCGGCTGAAATGCCCTATGAATTGCTGGCCGCCAATCGCCTCGCGCGGCTGTTCGAGCAACCCGCCGATCCTGGGGCAGAGGTTATTGCCACCCGGCAGCTTGCCCAGATCATACAGTTGGACAGCTCGGGCGAGCGGGTCCGGGTGGAGTATTTCTAGGTGACGCCCGGCGGGTTCGATGACGGGCTCGACTTCGGGGCAGGCATACCGCCCCCGGAAGCAACGCCCACGCCGCCGTCCCAAGCACCATCGCCGATCCACACGCCCGACGACGATCTCGACTTCGCGGGCTACCCGCAGCCGCCCGATGTGCCGCCCGATCCCACCGGCGAGGACTGGCGCGGCCAGCCCGGCGAGGACGGCCCACCCGGCCAACCCGGCCCGCAAGGCCCGCAAGGCGTCCAAGGCGATCCCGGCGCGATCCTCTCGGCCACCGCGCCCACCGCCAACCTTGGCGCGCTGTGGTGGGATACTGTCGGTGGCCAGCTCTACGTCCGATATAACGATCCGAACTCGACCGCATGGGTTGCCGCGTCCAGTGCCGCGCCTGGCAGCGCCGGGGGAGGCGGCACTCCGAGCGATGCGCTACCGGCGATGGATGGAACCGCCGCGCCCGGCGTCCTGGCGCTGTATTCCCGCGGCGACCATGTGCATCCCACGGACACGTCGAGGTATGCAGCGGCTAATCCATCGGGCTATCAGACCGCCGCCCAGGTGACGAGCTCGCTGGCGCCTTACGCGCTGACATCCGCCGTGCCGGTTGCCTCCAGCACCACACCACTCATGGATAACGTGGCGGCGATTGGCGCCGGCACGACCTGGGCACGCGCCGATCACGTCCACCCGGTTGATACCTCGCGTTATGCCGCAAACAACCCGGCGGGCTATGTGACAGCGGCGGCCGCGGCTGCGGCAGCCCCGGTGCAAAGCGTTGCCACCCGCACCGGCGCGGTGACGCTCACCCATACCGACATCACCGACTGGACGGCCACGCTCGCGCCGTATGCGCCGCTGGCCTCGCCCGCCTTCACCGGGACGCCATCGCTGCCAACCGGCACCACCGGCATCACCCAGACGGCAGGGAACAGCACGACGGCGGTCGCCACCACGGCCTTCGTCGCCACAGCGATTTCCACCATTCCACCCAGCGGCACCACCCAGGCATACGTGGACGCGGCTGACGCCCTGCGGGTGCTCAAAGCTGGCGATACGATGACGAACCAACTACAGATCACGGCCCCGGCTAATGCGTCCAGCGTCGGGCAAAACCTGCTGCTGAACGGCAGCGTGTCTCCCACCATTCGCTTTCACGACGGCACCAACCCCGCGTTCGGGATGCTTTATTACGCCGGCAACCTGTGGATGTGCGGATTTAGCACTCCCGCCGGAACGGGCGAGAATGACATCTGCTTTTTCTCCACTGCCGCAATCGAGTTCCGCAAGAACCTGTCGATGGCGAACAATCGCATCAGATTACTTGGTGCCCCGCAAAGCGCGGACGAAGCGGCCAACAGAGGTTACGTCGATGCTGCTGTTCCCGTTGCCTCGTCCACTACCCCAGGCATGGACGCCGCCGCCGCCATCGGCGTTGGCACCACCTGGGCGCGGGCGGATCATATCCACCCGACCGACACCAGCCGCTATGCCGCCAGCAACCCCAGCGGCTACCAGACGGCGGCACAGGTCACGGCGGCGGTGTCTGCGCTGCTGACGATCGCCGCCACCCCGCCCGCCGTCGTCCACGGCAACCTGTGGTGGGACTCTACCGGCGGCCAGCTCTACATCGGTTTCAACGACGGCAACTCCACGCAATGGGTCGCCGCCTCCAGCACGCCGCACTAGGAGATCCGAATCGTGGCACTGGATTTTCCTGCGAGCCCGACCAACGGCCAGACCTTTTCGGGTCCGAACGGCGTCGTGTGGTCATGGGACGGAACGAAATGGATCAACGCCGTCGCCGCCAGCGTGGCCTATGCGCCGATCGACAGCCCGGTATTCACCGGCACGCCCTCGATGCCTGCGGGAGCCGTTGGCGTTACCCAGACGGCGGGCGATAACGACAACAGCCTTGCCACGACCGCCTTCGTCACCAATGCGGTCGGCGCTGTGCCAGGCGGGGCGACGATTGCCCCTACGCCGCCCGCGCTCAATCCTGGGGCGCTGTGGTGGGACAGCACCGGCGGGCAGCTTTACGTTCGGTTCAACGATGGAAACTCAACCCAGTGGACGGCGGCGACGAACATCGCGGGCCTCGCCAATGCCGCCACGCTCACCGATGTCGGTTCCGCACTCAACAACGTCGGCCGCAACCTCATCCACAACAGCCTGATGAATATCGTCCAGCGGGGCACAGGAACATTCGCCACCACTGCAACCTATTCGCTCGACCGTTGGCGTATGGATTTCAGCCTCGATGCTTTCGCTATAAGCCAGACGCAATATAACGACGCACAGCGCGCCATAATAGGCGACGAAGATGCAAATAACTGCATGCTTTGCTCTGTGACAGGCAATGCCGGGGCGGCGGCGTTTTCGCTGTTGTCGCAGCCCATAGAAAATGTGCGGCGGCTCGCGGGAAAGACGGTCATCATCAGCTTCACGGCGCATGCGACAGTTGCCGCGCTCAAAGTAGGCATTGAATTGCGCCAGAGTTTTGGGTCGGGCGGCTCGCCATCGGCTGTTGTTGGCACCACCGTTGCGCCGATCACTTTGACCACATCCCCGGCCCGCTATAGCACGACAGTCACGCTGCCGAGTATCAGCGGCAAGACTCTGGGCACCAACAACGACAGCTTCACGCGGCTGGGCTTGTTTCTCTCGGCAGGCGCCAACACCAACGCGCAGGCGGGTGGCATCGGTGTGCAGTCGGGAACTTTCGTGTTCTGGGGCGTGCAGCTAGAGATCGCCCAGCCCGGCCAGACCCAGCCCACGCCGCTCGAAAAACGCGATCCCGTTTTGGAATTGCAACAGTGCCAGCGGTTTTATCAGACTGGTTATGCTCAGATAGCTGGATACATAAGCGCGGGTGCAGGCGCTAACGTAAATATACCATTCCCGGTCCCAATGCGTGCGACGCCAATAATCACGCCTACATGGTCCGTGCAAACAAACTGCGGCAGTTCTACAATCTACAATATAGGGGCCGCATACTTCCAACCATATACAATAGGGGTCGCTTCTGGCGCCTTTACTCTATCTGGTTCCTTCACAGCATCGGCGGACCTGTAGCCATGGCCCTCGATTTCCCATCCTCCCCCGCCACCGGCGCCACCTACACCGGCCCCAACGGCGTCATCTGGTCCTACGACGGCGCGAAATGGATCAGCGGCACATCCGCCAACGTGTATGCGGCCATCGCCTCGCCCGTGTTCCTCGGCGATCCCCAGGCGCCCAACCCGGCGGCGGGCGATGCCGACACGTCCATCGCCACGACGGCGTTCGTCGCGGCTGCCGTTGCGACATCGCTGCATGACGTGGGGCGCAACTACATCCACAACAGCATGTTCAACATCCAACAGCGGGGCAATGGGCCATTCACCGCGAACGCCGTCTGGTCACTGGATCGGTGGAAGCAGATTTTGTCGCTCGATACCGTGAGCGTGATACCGGGCGGGTTATCGGACGCAGACCGAACCCAGATCGGTGACGAGGCTGCGATCTATGCCCTGTCCAACACTTTCACTGGCAACGCTGGGACAGGTGCTTACAACTTCATCACACAGGGCATCGAGAGCGTCCGTCGTTTAGCGGGCAAGACGGTAACAGTATCGTTCTGGGCGAAAGCGGGCAGCGGGACGCTGAAACTTGGTGTGAATATTCAGCAGATATTCGGCACTGGCGGTTCACCTTCGGCTGCGGGTTGGGCTTTGACCACCGGGATTGCGTCTACCTTGAACACGACATGGGCGCGCTACACCGCGACGATTGCCGTGCCATCGGCTGCGGGCAAGACGACTGGCACCAACAACGACAGCAGCACAGTGCTGGCTTTTTGGTTTTCCTGTGGCACGGACAACAACGCCGTGGCCGGCAACATCGGCGTCCAATCCGGGACCATAATCATCTGGGGCGTCCAGCTTGAACTCGGCCCCACGGCCACGCCGCTCGAAAAGCTCGATCCGGTTACGGACCTGCAACGGTGCCAGCGGTTTTATCAAACGGGTTTCATACAACTGGCCGGCAACGCGGCGGCGGGTGCGGGTAACAACTGCACCATACCCTTCCCGGTCACGATGCGAGGAATGCCAGCCGTTACGCCTACGTTCACCAACCAAACCAACTGTAGTGGCTCCACTATCTATGTCATAAGCCCCGGATTTTACCAGCCATACACGATAGGGACTGCTGCGGGGGGCTATACGGTTATTGGCACTTTCACCGCCAGCGCGGACCTATGAACATGATCAGCATCCTCATCTATATCCTCATACTTTGTTTGGTGTTCGGAGTTATTTATTACGTTATAACTCTGATCCCGCTGCCCGCGCCATTCGCGTTGATCGCCCAGGTGATCCTCGCCCTGGTGCTGGTCCTGTGCCTGCTGGACATCCTCCTCGGCGGGCGCTTCGTCGGCGGGCCATGGAGGCTGCCGCCATGATCAGCCCCCGCGCCCTCTACTACACCACCATCGGTTTGACCTTCCTCGCCCTCTACACTGGCGGATGGCTTCCGTGAGATGGCTGATGAACTACCGCCCCCGCCCAAGCGCCCCACATGGCTCACGCTTTCCGTCGCGGGCGCGGCTGTCTCCGTCATCATCTACGTGTTCGTCATCGGCAGCGAAATAGGAACCATGCGCCAGCAAACAACCGGCCATGAGCTACGCATCACGGCGCTGGAAACGCACGGGTCCGGCCCGGTTCAGTCCGCCGCCGCCAAGGTGGACGCCGTGACCGCGAGGGCTGACCGGATATTGACCGAGCTGCTCGCCATGCAGAAACAGATCGCCGAGCTTCAGTCCGGCCAGCAAAGCAACGCCCTCGTCCTGCAACGGCTGCAAGAGGACATGGCCAAGGAACGGCGGCCGTGAGCGAGTTCGACCGCGAAGGCCCGGTCTGGCGCAAGGCCCCGCTGGTCGAAGCGCCGCCATTCATCCATGCGTTATATTCGGAGGTCGTCGGCATGCTCGCCGTCAACCGCAACGCAGAAGCCCGCGACGCCATCGCCACGCTATACGCTTGGGTGCTCAATAACTACCCGCCATTCCATCCCGGCCCACCATCGGACATCGCCGCATGAACCAGATGGCACCCACCCAGCCCATGCCGATCTCGGCGGAAACGCGGCTCACCGTGACGCTGACCGCCGCCGCCTGGAACGTCGTCATGGCGCATCTCGATGAAGGCCCGCGCCGCGTCGTCAATGCCATCTGGAACGACATCAACGCTCAGCTCTCCCTCGGCGCGCAGCAGGCCCAACGCCCGGACGCTCGCCAGACGAGCGAGGAGCACTGATGCAACACTCGATCACCTTGCCCTATCGCCGCACCTCGCCGGTCCACGTCCCGCGCGCCGATCTGGTGCTGTCGGCCGCCGATAGCCTGCTGCTCACCGTTGTCGTGGTCGAAAGCGACCACCCATCCGCCCAGGCGATCGTGCTGCACACCGACGAGAACGGCCCGTCAATGCAGCTCGTCCTCTGGGACGACGCGGACTACGGCTACGGCTGGGGCGACTATCAACGCGCCTGGGCGCCTGGGCTGCTGCTGCGATCCACTCCCGGCACGCCCGGCACCGCCGCAGGCAGTTGGGACTTCCATATCGCCACCGGCAGCTTCGCGGACTTCCCGCTGCGCTGCGGCTGGGCAATCCTGCTGCTGTGGAACAACGGCGCGAAATCGTCGGTGCTGGCGCAAGGCA